CTTGGACAGGCAGCAGCATCGCAGCAAGCCTCGGCATCGCTTGCAAATGGGCAGCAGACTGCCAACCTATTGACCGGTATTGGCAACGCCCAGGCGCAGGGGCTTATTGGTGCCGGTGCAGCAAATGCTGCTGGTTATAACGCTATTGGCGGGGCGCTGCAGGGTGCTGCAGGAAGCGTAGCGGGACTCGATGCGCTGAAATATCTTCGCAGTGGAACCGGAATCTTCTAATGGACTACTACATCCCGCCTCCGCAACAGACGGTCCCTAATTTTATGTCTACCCTGCAGGGGTTTGCGGGGCTTGCTCAGATGGCAGATCAAGCGCAACAGGCGCCGGTCAATCTGGCTACGTCCAAGGCTAACCTTGAAGCTATTCAACAGGGAATTGCCCAACGAAAACTGACTGATCCGTACAACCTTGCTACTCTTCAGAAAAATCTCGATATTCTTAATCAGAGCTACAAGCAAAATGAGATAATTCATCCACTGCAAGTACAGCAATATAAAGACGCTGCCCAGCAAGCTCAGTTAAATATTGCAGATCTTCAGCGTCAGGCAGAAGAAAAGCAAAAAGCGCAAAAGGCGCTTGATGATGCTATTTTAGAAAATCAAACAGCACCAAGTGGAGAAAAAGCGCAAAAACTTAACATTGCTGCTGCCGCTCGTAATCCACAACAATATGCCATGATGCAATCAGCAATTAACAATGCTGATGATCGGACTCGCAGAAATGTGTTCGACACAAATTTTGACACTTGGGCGGCGCTTGCATCTGGTTCTCCGGACGATGCGCGTGCAGTATTAGAAAAATCAATTGAAGCAGCAAATAATGGCGATAGAAAAGATTTAGCCGCTAAATATGCTCTTGATTTAAAAATGCTAGATACAGACCCATCCGGAAACAGTTTGTTGAACAAAACTGCAATGGTAGCGGCAAATAGCCCACAGCATAAAGCGGCAATGGATATGTATGCAAAGGGGATTACTTTGCCTCCTTCTGTTGCGCGAGACGTTAAAAAAGAATCGGATCAAGCTGAAGCGGCAAATAACCTTACTGCTGAACTTTCTGATCTTCAAAACAAATGGATGAAAATGCCAGAAAAACTTGGCGCCGTAGGGTATGCCGGAGCTAAGGTAGCAGAAGGTTTGCCTTTTTTAAGAAGTGAAGAAGACAACATACGATTGCTGACAGATTCTTATTTTAATTTAGACAGGCTTAAAATTTTTAAAAAAGAAATGGGGTCAATGGGTATTCGAAATCAAAAAGAATTTGAAACTGCTTTGGGCGGAAAAGTTAGTGTATATTCTGATAAAAGCCAAGTTTTGGATCGTTTGGAAGCAATTAAATCTTTATTGTCTAAAGAAGCGGCAACAAAAGAAGCAAACGCAAATTGGATTAGTACATTTAAAGGTTCTACAATTGCAACTAAGCCTGGAATGATTACTGGAATTCCAATTGAAAAAGGAATGACTGTAAAAGATTTTCAAAAGCAATACGCTCAAAAACTTTTTCCAGAAAATTCAAACATGCTTGATTCTCCAATAGGAAATGTTGATGAACAAGGGAATCCTATTACTCCACCGGCAAAAAATACATCTGTAACAGCCACAATGCCTGACGGCAGAACTGGAACTATTCCCAGAGATCAAATTGACGCGTTTAAGAAAAAATATCCTGGGTCTAAGTTCCAGTAATTTTTGTTATGGCAAACGATCCATTTGCTGAATTTGGTGGCAAAATATTGTCAGGGAGTCATGTTGTTGACGCAACTAACTCTCCTGAGATTGACCCGTCATCTTTGCCATTTGAGAATGTTCCTTTAATTAATGTTGGATCGCACACTGCAAAGGCGGCATCTGAAACTGGCACTGGAGAAGATCCTTTTAAATCATTTGGAGGTTCAAGGACTCTAGGATCTGGAACAGGGACTCAGCCATCTGAATCAATACCTCCGGAACCAGAAACCACTCCATCGGGGCTTGCTGGTGCAGTCATTCGAGGTGCTGCTCCCACTGTTGCTGGTGCCGGTGCCGGTGCGTTAATCGGCGGCGGCATTGGTGCGCTTGCTGGAGGGGTGGGTGTAGTGCCAGGAGCAATTTTAGGCGCTCGTGTTGGCGGTGCTGTTGCGCCTATTCTTGGCGACCTTGGTGTAGGTGCGATCAACTCAATTTTTCAAACGCACTACACTCAGCCAACGGAAGCCATTCAGCATTTTTTATCTGCAATAGGTGTACCGGAAGCTAAGACCGAGGCAGAACGCATTGTGCAGGCATCTTCCGGTGCTGTTGCAGGCACTGCCGCAACTATGGGCCTTGGGGGTGCAATGGCCGGTTCTGGAAGCAATACTGTGCGCCGCATCGGGCAGTTCCTTGCGGCCAATCCAGAACAGCAAATTGCTGGCGCGGCGACCGGCGGGGCCGCGGGACAGGAAGCTCAAGAAATGGGCGGAGGCACAGGGGCGCAAATTGCGGCAAATCTTGTGGTTGGAATGGCTGGAGCAAAATTGGCAGGCAGTAGGCTTGTAAACACTGCTGAAAATGCGGCGCGGCAACAATTAGTTCGAGAAGGTAACGCCGCTGGAATTCGCGTAAAAACGTCTGATGTTTTCCCATCCGAACCTGGATGGTTTAGGCGTAGTGCTGAAGGTATGCCTGGGATTGGCATGAAAGGCCCGAATCAAGCAATTGTACGGCAACGGGCGCAAGCGATAGCTAATACACTTTCAGAATACGGAGTTTCTCCAAGTCTGGTTGCTCAAGATCAAGAATTAACTCGGTTGTATAATTCTTTTGCAATTAATAGACAACAGCAACTAACAGCAGCAACCGCATTAAAACGCCAAGGAATGGCAACTGCCGCCGCAACAAATGCGCCAGTAGATACCACTAGAACACTTGCTGCAATTGACAATCAGCTTAGAGCATTGGCAGGTTCAATAAATGAACAAGAAATTGCTCCAATACTAAGGCGTTTTCGCGATGCAATTCAAGGAAGCAATCTTGACGCTTTAGAAAATGCAAGAAGAGATGTTGGGCTTTATTTTACAAGTCAAGGGCTAGAACATATTAGAACTCGCGGAGAACAAATCTTAAACAGCATTTATTCCCCATTAAGGCAAGATATTCGTAATTTTATTAACACGCACGGGGCGCCTGGAGATGTTCGCCGGTGGGAAGTTGGAAATAGGCGCATTGCTTTACTTGCTGAAGATCTTAATGAAACCACATTAAGAAATGTATTACAAAAAGGAACTGCAACTCCGGAAGCTATACGCAATTTAATATTTTCAAATCAAACAAGTAAAATTGCTCAATTGTACAGAAATTTACCTCCTATAGGACAGGCTCAATTTAGAACTGCTGTAATTCGAGAGGTAGCACAAAAATCACTTGTTGATGGAGTTGTAGACGCTAGTCAGTTTTCAACAAACATTCGGGCGCTTGAGCGTCAATTGCACATTGGCTTTACTGCTGACCAAAGACAAGCAATTGAAGGGCTTGGTCGAGTGTTAGAAAGAACTCAAGGCGCTGAAAAAGCATTGTCAAGAGTACCAGCAATGGTAAGTGGAACATTGATTGCAGGAGTTTCACATTTTCTTCATGCAAGTTTTTTAGTTCAAGCTGGAACGGCAGTTGGCGTAACTGTAGGCGCAACAGCAGCCGCTCGTTTTTACGAAACTCCTATAGTGCGAAATGCTTTGATCCAACTTGCACGAGTGCGCCCTGGTACTGTAGGGTACGAAGGCGCAATGAGATCCGCAATTGAGGCGATGAACACTGAATTTACCAAAGAAACGGAGAAGAAAAAATGATTATCCAGTCTCCACTGCCTCAGTTCCTTGATCTGTCCGGAAGACCTCTTGAACAGGGATATCTGTACTTTGGTCAGTTGTACCTTAACCCAGAGACAAACCCACAGACGGTCTTCTGGGACGCGGATATGACCATTCCCGCGGCTCAACCAATTCGCACTATTGGCGGGGTTCCCTCACGGTTTGGCGCCCCCGCGCAAATTTTCATTGCTACTCCTTTTTCGATCACAATTAAAGATGCTGCCGGTAGACTGGTGTATTACAACCCAGAACCGGCACAGACTGTTCTGACTCCCGATTACGGTGCGTATCTGCCATCTGGCGCCACCGGCGGGGGAAATATTCCTGCCCCATCGAATTACCTTATCTACGGAGTCATGCTGGGTTCTACTGGCCCCACCGGCCCCACCGGCCCCACCGGACTTCAAGGCTTGCTTGGTGTTACAGGAACCACTGGCGTTACTGGACCCAGTGGGGCTACTGGTCTTACAGGGGCTACGGGTGCAACCGGAACGACCGGCCTCACCGGAGCGACAGGCCCCACCGGCCCCACCGGCATTCGAGGTACAACGGGGGCGACTGGTACAACGGGAGCAACGGGAGCAACAGGAGCAACAGGAGCAACCGGACCTCAAGGGGCAACCGGAACAGGACCTGGAAGCACTGGACCTACCGGCCTTACGGGAGCAACTGGGGCGACTGGAGCAACCGGACTTACTGGAACGACTGGAGCAACCGGACCTACGGGTCTTACGGGGGCTACAGGCATTGGCGCAACCGGACCTACTGGACCATCGGGGGCAACCGGACCTACTGGGACCACTGGGACCACTGGACCTTCCGGCCCGAACGATTTTGGAACTTTCTAATATGGCAAAAAAACAGGTTAATCTCTCGGTATCCCGCGGTGAGAAACTGCCTGCATCACAGGGTGCAGGTCTTACCGCTAAAGGACGGGCTAAATACAACGCGGCAACCGGCAGTAATCTGAAACCACCGGCGCCTCATCCAAAAACCGAGAAGGACGCCGGTCGCCGGAAATCTTTTTGCGCTCGAATGAGCGGGATGCCTGGTCCTATGAAAGATGAACACGGTAAGCCTACTCGAAAAGCCGCAAGCCTCAAACGCTGGAACTGCAAATGAAAAACGGACTATACGCCAACATCCACGCTAAACAGGATCGCATTGCTGCTGGCAGCAAAGAAAAAATGCGGAAACCTGGAAGCAAGGGAGCGCCTACTGCCGCAGCATTTAAACAATCGGCTAAAACCGCTAAAAAGAAATAGTTATGAGCTTTTTATCTTCACTGTTACCCACAATTGGAAATTTAATTGGTGGTCCCCTCGGAGGCATGGCAGTGGAATGCGCGGCAAAAGCTTTGGGGATGAGTGATGCTACTGCCGATAAGGTGCAAAAGGTTTTAACATCTGGTAACCTCACCGTGGAACAGATTGCCGCTTTACAGGCCGCGGACTTGCAACTCAAGACGCGAATGGCAGAACTCGGTATTGAGGCTGAAAAACTAGCTACAGCAGATCGAGACTCTGCGAGGAAAATGCAAATAGCCACAGGTTCGATTGTACCTCACATTTTAGCAGTAACTTTTGTTGTGTTCTACCTAGTGATTGTTGCAATGCTTTTGACAGGACAGATGAAATTGTGGGAAAACAGCACTCTCACCATGCTCTTGGGTGGCGTAACCTCCGGAGTAGCCATGATTTTGGGGTACTATTTTGGTGCGTCACATACTGCCCCTGTACCAGAGCTTAAAAAATGAATTTAAAAGATGAAGGGATTGACATTGGTTTAGCTTTAGCCGGTTTGATGGGTGCGATTCTTACCAGTTCCCGTCAACAGCAAAGCCTTACGGCTACCGTTGCATCCCTGTTGGGTGGCGCCGCATCAGCAAACTACGTTACTCCGTTAGTGTTGAAACTGGCAAATCTTGATGGTCACGATTTTGGATATGCCATTGCATTTCTACTTGGTTTCTTGGGCCTTCGAGCCGTAGAGAACTTGGCAAATAAACTGATTCCATCCATTCCATCCACAGATGCACACGAACACTCTGGTAAACCTCGTCGCAAATAGTCTGTTGATCTGCTCGTCAGTTCACTTGCTGTACAAAATTTTCGGAAACGAAAAAAGTAAAGTATGGCAAACGCCTTACATGGCACTGCTTTACAAAGGCGTGATGGGTATCACAATTTGTGGAGCAGCAGCAAATATTATTACGCTTTCAACTCCATCATGGAGTGAGATTCTGTTAAACCTCGGTGCGTCTTTAAATTGGCTTTTCTTATCGTTCTATCTGTATGGATATACTTCCTATACCAAGCCTTCCTCGGCAAACTCAGCGATACGTCAACGAAACTCCACCAGCAGGCCTGGTGGTGCTTCAAAAAGTAAACCGAGTGTTGCCTCCGGCAGCAATGGACGGAAACGGTCTACCTCCCGATAAAATCTCTCCGCAATCGGGGATATACGACAACAACGGGAAGTTGCCAACACCTCCATCCAACCTCACATTCCTTGCATGGGCATGAATCCTTTTGAAAAAGCACTGGCATTTGTTCTCGACCATGAGTGTGTCTACAAAAAGGGACACTGGGGCGATATGGATTACGTCATCTCGGAGAACGAAGAGAATGACCCAGGTGGAGTGACAAAGTGGGGTTTGGACGCCCGTTCACATGGTGATGTTGAAAACCTGACACTTGAACAGGCAGCAGATATCTATAAGAAAGAGTACTGGGACAAGTACCATTGCGCTGAACTTCCTTGGCCGGTATCTCTGGTTCACTTTGATGGGTGCGTAAACATGGGCGCAGGGCAGCAAATCAAGAACCTGCAACGCGTTGTAGGCGCAATCCCTGACGGGGTGTGGGGGCCAAAAACAAAACAAGCAGTGTTGACTGCGTGTGAGAAAAGATCACCGGAGGTGGTAGCTCTCCAGGTCTGCGAACAAAAGCGCCAATTCTATAAAGACTTGGCCGCGCAAAAACCTCAGTTTCAAAGGTTTCTCGACGGTTGGTTGAACCGCGTGAATGATATTTCAAACGCGGTGTAAAAAAATCCCTCGGACATTGTCACACGACAAGCCGAGGGTTTTCTTTCTGCCCGTCCTAAACCGCCCGCCAAGGTTGTTTAGGTTGAGGCGCCAGTAAAACGACTGGTTAGTTGAACGTCAACCGGTAAATCAGGTGATCTACTTCACCTAAGATGCCGTCACGCATATTCAGCAACTCAGTGCTGCCGAAGATTTCTTTGGTCATGCTTGCCAAAAAGGCGCGGAACGCAAGGAATGTCTGCTGGATAGCTTTATCTCCGTAGGGTTTAAGTTTCAAACTGATTTCCTCCGGAGTCTCGCGCCCAAACTTGCCAATGAACGATTCGACAAGCTCATCGATCTGGTCATCCAGGGCCTCATAAGCCTCGCCAAAGGCTTTGTGTTCAGCGAAGGACTCCGTCATCCAATGGAACAATCGAATCTGCTGTTGGAACTGGAGTAGGCCGGTGATCAGGTCTGATGTGGTCATTTTTTTTAAGGAACTCGGTTAGCTTTTCGGAAATCGCACAGGAGTAAGAGATTGCTTTGTGCAACTCAAAGATTTCCTTACACGCACTTTCATATGCACGCGCAAGTTGATCAAGCCGGTTTTCTAGGTACTGGATGGTTTCTTGGTCTGTTGGATGTTTGTCTGTCATAAAACTTTTTGCAATAATGTCTTAAATGCCAGTGCAGCAGTTGCTGGAACTACTCCGTTCCCAAGGAGCCGCAATCTGTCCACCCGATTGGCACTCCCATCATTACTTCCACAAACTGTGGATTCAATGGGCCATGTTGCTGGGTTGTTCCAGTTCGGCCATGATTCTCCACAGTTTGAGCATCCGTCTTCTGGACTCCACACAAATGGATATGTCCATTCCCCGCATTTAGCACATTGAGATTCATTATGTTCGCATGAGCAACCGTTAAAGACAAGCGATCCACACTCATTACATGCCCAGCCGTCTTCAGTTCTCCTCGCCTTGCTCTTGCCTCCAAGCATTTGCTCTGTTGACTGTTTCCATTTAGCCGAAAAGAGTCCTCGTTCGCGCAAGGAGTAGGCAAGAATGAAAACTCTTTTGCGATTGTGTGCTGCTCCGCATTCAACCGCACTAAATAATCCCCACGTTGCTCTATAACCCATTGATTCCAAATCACTAATGACTGTGGAGAGTCCCATCGATATGTGTCCTTCAACATTTTCAAAGAAACACATTCTTGGTTTGAGAACAGAAATTCCTGCTGCAATGTGGAGCCAGAGATGCCTTGGATCGTCTGTTCCTTTTCTGTCTCCTGAGTGGCTAAATGGTTGGCATGGATAACCGGCAGACAAGATATCCACCAATCCAGAAAACTCTGTCCAAGGGAAGGTTCGCAAATCACTCCACACCGGAGCCGCATCCAAATTCCCTTCTTCCATTCTCGCAAGAAGATTTTCCACTGCAAATGCTTCGATCTCACTGTAAGCAATTGTCCGCAAGTTTGAGACGCATTGTTTAAGTCCGAGGTCAATTCCACCGTACCCGGCGCATAACGAGATATGAGTTGTTTGGGTAGTATCCACATTTATTTCTCCATTGGTACAAGGCGTATTGGCAACCGCACTGCACGCTTCCCAACGCCATTGATGGGGGTGCAGGCTTGATCCGAGGAACCGTCAATCCGGCGCAACTGATCTTTCCATTTTTCATTCCACGGTGTGTCCGCGAAAATCTTCTTCAACTCGTTGTGAGAGACTGCCACATCAATCCCTTCCTTCCGAATGCCAATCCCAATTCTCGCCAATGCCTGACGGGCGTTTTCAGATCGGTTCGAGATCCAGTTGCCATCGTAGCACCGGACTAGCAATTCAGCGACCGTAGTCCGGACCGGACCTCCCTCATTCAGATCGACAACCAAGTTTGCCTCCCACAGGTGATGCAGGCAGTGTGACTCATCCTTCCCAAACTCGGCGCCTTTGTAGGTGGACCAATCCTGCTTAACGCACCATTCCGCGGCCTTTGCAGCAGTAATCATCCCTGAGCTTGTGAGCGAGTATGCACCGGCGAGAAGACTGCCAATCTGATCTGCGTCCCGTTGATTCCCAAGGTGCTCCAGCACTGCTGTTTTAAAAACGACTGCGTTCATCGCAATCGTCGCCGCAAGGTGAATAGAACGCGACCGGAGTGCCGTGACGAACCGAGGAATCGCCAGTGTATCTTTCCAGATCGTCAGCGCCTCTTGGAATCGGTCCACCTTGCGTTGATGCTCTGGCAGCAAATCCAATATCGTGACGCGGCTCAAATCGGCCCTCTGGGTGGCGGCAATCCCAATCGAGGAGAACATAAACATTGACCGAACGTGCCAGGTCATCGCCTGTCCTGACGCGGTGCCTTTGGCTATGCGCCCGTCTGACTCGCGTGATGCCTGACGCGCCAGCATCAACACTGCCTGCATCCGGCGTTGATCCACATCCCGCTCTGCTTCCGCTTCATCGAATACTACGGGGAGGGCATCGCATCCAAGCATCTGGCGAATACCGGCTTCCGTTGTGACTGACTGCACATACAGACCAGTGTTTCCAAGCACCGGCCTGACGATGTTTTCCAAGATCCAAGTCTTTCCAGATCCTGCTGGTCCGGTAAGCCAGATGTGGGGACGCCACTCGATTGCGCCACAGATGGGCGCCAGAGCAAGCCAACCAGAAAGAAGAGCATGATCAAGCTGATTCCGGAACTGGAAACAATGAATCAGATCGATGATCTTTTTGGTATCCGCGGGGCGCAATGGCTCTGCCATATCAACGTGAAGTGCGCGGCCTTTGTTGTACGTCCACCGGCTATCGTGTTCGCTCAACGAACGCTCAACCCCATCGACAAGTAAGGAGTTCCCACGGTGAAAAACCACCCGTCCATCATCAAGCCATGCCCCTCTCCCGCGGATTAAAGATGGATCATAGTCCTTCTGTTTTGCCCTCTGAATCAATGAGTTGGCAGCAGCAAACCAATCTGCTCCCTGCTTGCTGGGGTAGGTGCGTTCCCAGTATGCCGCGGAGGCTAACGTCAGGAGTTCCAGCTTAGTATGTTCCCGCGCCGTAAGCACCAATAGGCTTTGAGTGTCATTTGGAAGGTAATAATAACTTCCATCGGCTTGCCCAAGAATCCGGAATGGTTCCGGCTCACTATCAAAATCATCCACAATCTCGGAATCAAATTGTGGTTCTGGTTCCGGTTCCGGTTCAGACTGTGGTCCGGTTGCGTCCGGATCGACTCCATCGCGGACAAAGTGTTTGATCCTTGCGTTGGTCCACCCGTTCTCAATCGCATCTGCAATATCCCATCCCTCTGGAAGCCCGTGTGGGATATCAAGAATCCGAACAGTCGCTTGAACCCCGTCGAGGATCTGCTTCAACGCATCCGCGGCGTCCCGTCCCGCTTGATCGTTGTCAGGCCAAATCGTGACTCGGCGCCCAGCCAACGGTTCCCAATTGACGTACCCGATAGCCTTCGCGCCCCCAGGCCAAGTAGCGACAACCGCACCGGTGAACACTTCCTGCGCGAGTTCAGCGCACTTCTCTCCCTCTACGAGCAGCACCGGCGCATCAACGTGATCCGTAATTCTCTGCAGGTTGAACAGTGGGCGGGGGCGCTTAAACGCTTTGAACCTCCACGCCTCATCGTTTCCTTTTGGGGACCGGCACCATGCGATTGGAAGAACCTGTTTTCCCCTTGGGGTATCAAACCGGCAGACCACACCGATTAGGTTCTTCCCGTCAGCAGTGTAGTACCTCCAGCTTCTAACAGGGATGCCATAGCTATAGTGGCGCAGATTCGGTTCCGGAGCATCTTCCGGAGCGTAGTCCAAAGCAGTCCACTCTGGTTCGCGCACTCTCGCTTCGACCGGCATCTCCACTTTTAACTGCCGGTTCAGTTCGACTGCCGCTTCGTATTGACCGCAATGAAGTTTCGCGGCGACAAACGAAATCGGGTCACTTCCGCCGAGGTTCTGGGCAAAATCTGCCCACTTCCCAGTGTCGAGGTTGATTGAGAGTGATTTACCTGGCTCACCGGCGAGCGATCCCAACTTAAATTCGCGGCCTTCTTGCCGCCCATCTACATACCATAGTCTAAGTAATGATTCCCAACAGTTTAACGCCGCGGCGTTGATTGCCTCAAAATTGATTGCCATGCCGAAAGCCTCAAGGATTACTAGCGTTTCCGCAAGTGTTTTTAGAAATTAATTTTAAGGCATCTTCTTTTGACCGGCAAATGCCTGCAAGCCCACCTGCCTTTTCGATAGCCTCTTTCCAAATTTTTTGTTCCGGCCTGACTCGTCCCGTAGAATTTTTGACCTCGATGGACAGAAAAACCGCCAATTTTTGACCCACCATGTTTTCGGTAACCACAATTTCATGCCAACCGATTAAATCGGCACTTCCTGGGCAGAGTCCAAAGCGGATTTTCCCGCCCGTTGCCAGTTCAGCGATCCCCACCGGTTGGTTAAAGAGACGGGTATCTGTCCGAGATCCCAGTTCGCGGAGGATCTCGGCTTTAATGTCGCGTTCAGATTTCATGCGTACTGTGGTCTTCTCCCTTTACGAGCACTGTATACATGGTGCGCCCATGCCGAGGGATTCTTGTATCCACGGGCGACTCCCACTCTGATCAAATCGTCCAGCGTCTGCGCCTTTCCCTGTTCCTGACGCTTTATGGTGCGAGCCTCCTGCGCTTTAATCTCCTCTAGAGTCCCGTCTACCTCCTCGACTTTCCTCCCCTTAACCTCGAACGAGTGTCCGCACTGGGGGCAGACCGGCACCGGCGCACTGATCCCATAGCACTTTGGACACTGCCGGTTAGTGATCGCCGCCTTCTGCTTACTGCTCTTCTTTGGGGCGCCTTCAAGACTCCACTCCCTCTGGTCCTCTGCAAATCCATGCCGCAACACATTTCCAACGTGATCCAGAATGGTTGCGAACTGTTTTCCTTCCGCCGGTCTGAGTACGCGCCCCACCTGTTGCAGGTAGAGTCCCATGCTCTGGGTGGGCCTGAGTAGAATCGCCGCACTGACCACCGGCACATCGAATCCTTCAGAGATGATATCGCAGGAGCTAAGTCCGTGGAGGCGTCCGGTGGCGAGTCCTCGCACCGCGCTACGCCGGTCCTCGGCAGTCATCGTCCCGTCGATCATCGCCCACCGGTATCCCGCGGCATTGAAGTCCGCGGTGACCTGCTCCGCGTGTTTCAGAGAGACACAGAAGGCGACTGCTGGTTGGCGGTCGCAGAGTTTCCGGTAATGCTCTACTGCACTGCCAGTGATCGTACTCTGGTTCACTGCTGATTCGGCATCCTTCTTATTGTAGTCACCGGCTACCGTCCGCACGCCTTCCATCGATGCACCTGGGGGCGCGAAATACCGAGGTTTACTCAGGTAACCGGCAGCAATTAGATCCGCCACCTCTGGGCCGCGGACGATCACATCAAACATATCTCCAAGTCCCTTGCCGTCCAGTCGCTCTGGAGTTGCGGTTACACCGAGGACTTTAGCATTCGGGAACCGAGTTAAAATCTGCTTCCACGATCCAGCCGCGGCATGATGCGCCTCATCCACCACAATGAGGTCCGGAGGCAGGGTCCGGTTCAACCGGCGCACCAGTGTCTGCACTCCTGCGACCTGGACGGTAACGTGCGGGTCTTCAGATCGTCCCGCCAGAACGATCCCATGCGGGACACTGAATTCGGAAAGTTTTCGGCAGGTCTGGTCCAGAAGTTCCTGCCTGTGCGTCAAAATTAAAACCCGTTTCCCCTTCTTCTGAGCACTTTGAGTGATGTGGGCAAACATCACTGTCTTTCCTGCACCGGTAGGAGCAACGAGCAATGGCGCCTTTTTCCCGCTCCGTAGTGCATCCTTCACAGACTCCACGGCAGCAACTTGATACGGTCTTAAACTGGGGGTCATTTTCCATCGATGGCTTGTCTGAGTTTCTCCAACGTGACAACGCGAGGTGTGTACACTTCCCGCACCCAATTATAGAAGGTAGATTCAGCAACTCCCGCCTTCTTTAACCACTTGCGCCGAGAGAGTTTAGCCTCCTTTCGTCGCTTGTCTAAAGACAGGATCATGTTCCGTACTACACCTGGTTTCATAAAAAAAATGTACTAAATCGCTTGCGGTAGCGCAAGCACTGTGCAATGTTTCTTTCAACGCGACAACAACGCGCATCTAAAGCATGAAGAACCACATTGTAACTGACCTGTCCGCTGAGAATTATCACGCTATGCCTCAGATTTCTAAGCATGGCTTGGACCTGATCCACAAATGTCCCGCTCTGTATAAATACAAGCAAACCCACAAGGATGACTCTGAACAGTCTCCTGCGCTCCGGTGGGGAACGCTCGTTCACACCCGTGTTCTGGAACCAGCACTGTTTCATTCCACTGTAGTGGTGGCGCCCCAGTGCGACCGGCGGACCAAGGCCGGTAAGGAAATCTGGGAGGAGTTCACTACCTTCAACGCCGGTAAAACCATCATCACCGAGGACGAGGCCGTTAAGCTCTCTGAGATTGCCATCTCAATCGGTGAACACGCCGGTGCTCGCACGCTTCTGGACGGTGACCTGTCCATCGAGTCCTCCATGTTCTGGACTGACGAGGAAACCGGCGTCCAGTGCCGCGCCCGTCCGGACATTATGCGGCCTGACGGTTTGATCGTAGATCTTAAAACCACTCAGGATGCCGGTGCCAGTGCCTTTGCGAAGTCCTGCGCCCAGTTTCGCTACCATGTGCAGGCCGCGTTCTATATGGACGGCTTGGCGGCACAAGGAGTCGAGGCTCAAGGATTCGCCTTCATCGCAGTCGAGAAGGACGCCCCGCATCTCGTCGCCACCTACGTCTGCGACCGGACCATGCTGGAGATCGGGCGGCAGGCATACCAAGCTGACCTACGCACATATGCCCAGTGCAAGTCCACCGGCATCTACCCTGGATACCCCGAAACCATCGAAGAAATCACCCTACCCCGCTGGGCGCTTTAATTTCCCATGAGTACACAAACCGAAACCAAAACCAACGAAACGAAACCCGTAGCTGATATCATCTGCACCCACTGTGGCTCGCAGTACAGTCGTCAGTCTCGAATCTCCTCAGTCTTTGACTGTGGAACTCGCGTCAACGGCAACAAACACGCTATTTCCAAGGCTTGTCTGATCATCCGGAGGCTTAAAGACGATCTGACGGCAGGACAGGCAAACCTGTTTCCAAAACTCTAATCCCAACAGGGGCGCGACTGTGGCAACGCGCAACTTTACTTACAACTACATTATGTCTACCGAACTAGTCCCTCACAATCCTCAGTCCATCCAGCAGAACAACTCTGCTTTCAGTTCCATCACCAACTTCGAGTCCGCCCAGCGCATGGCAATGGCCCTCTGCTCATCGGACTTGGTTCCCGAAACCTACAGGGGTAAAGACAAGATTGGAAACGCTCTCATCGCGCTCGAAATGGCGCAACGCATCGGCGCGAGTCCACTCGCAGTCATGCAGAATCTCAACATCATTCACGGGCGTCCCGCCTGGTCCTCCTCCTTCATCATCGCGGCCCTCAATACCTGTGGCCGGTTCTCGCCGCTCCGGTTCCGCGTCGAAGGCACCGGCGACTCCGCTACCTGTGTTGCATGGGCCTATGACCGGATGACCGGCGCCGAGATCCTTGAAGGCCCACAGGCTTCCATTGCAATGGCGAAGGCCGAGGGGTGGTACGGCAAAAACGGGTCCAAGTGGAAAACCATGCCGGACCTCATGCTTCGCTATCGTGCCGCGGCATTTTTCGGGCGCCTGTACGCTCCGGATGTACTGAACGGTATGCACACCGCGGACGAGGTCGAAGACTTCCGCGGCGGGGGCGCCGGTGCGTCCGTGCAAGCCGTCCCATCGGTGATCGCCGCACTGAATGCGCGAGTCCAGAGTCCACCTACTGCGAGTCCAGCGCCGAGTCCGCTTATTCCGAGTCCCGTTATCGTGGAGGTGCCAATCGAGGCCGCGCCGGTGATCGTCGCGTCCGAGTCCGAACCGCCAGCGGCGAGTCCGAGTCCAAAGCCGAGTCCAAAACGCCCGCGGACGCCCGCGCCTGGTGCCGAGGAACCGGTGCCAGTGCCTGGTGAACCGGAACCGGAGCACAAAGACGACTGGGTTTAATTTCGGTAGGTAAGGGAAGGGGCGCTCCGGTATGGGGCGCCCCTTTTTCTTTGCGTCATTCGCCTTTCCGAGGACGCCCCCGCGGGCGTTTCGGCGCATCCGGATCAACCGGCGGGCGAGTCCGAGGACGCCCGCCCAGAGCGCCATTGGCGCGGCAAGTGTCACGCTTCCGAGGCGAGGTCGCTCGTCCGGCGCGGCGTGCGCGTTCAGCGTGCAACTCCACTTTCAGGGTCGCAAGCTCCGCTTCCAGCTTCAGGATGCGGCCTTGCGCGGCTTCCAAGGCATCTTGGTGGGTCACCGCATTTCGGCGGGCCATATCCAGCATCCAATCCAGCCATATCGCGTATGCTTTCAGATCGGCGGCACTGGCAACATCCAGTTCCGCATCAGTCAGGGGGTATTCACCGGCTTTACGTTCACTCATTTCTCGTCGCAGTAGGTTTGGAAATCGATCTGTCCTTTCAGGTACAGCACCGCGGCAATCGCCTTTGCCATGCTCTGGTGGTACTCCGCCGCCACCTGTACGAGGGGCGCCGGTGCGTACCGTTTCGCCTGACGTTTTGCCTCGGTCAGGTTCCCGTTGATTAGGTTTTCTATGCAGGTTCTCATAGGTTAAGGAGCGGTTACCATTTCAGAGGCATGCGCGAGCGTCATCCGCTCCGCGACTGCCATCACCAGAAAAGCGAGTCCTTCCTCTGTGGTGGGGAACGTGGACACTGGCACCTCAGAGGCACCGTTGTTTGCGCTCCGGTGGACGATCACGCGTTCCGGAGTCCGAGAGTCCACCACCATGTGGACGCTCCCATAGGTACCTTCCAACCAGCACCGGTAGGTGGCGGCACTGGCACAGTAGGACGGCTTGTCCCATCCGCCCAGATCCTCGAAGGTATCGTGCAGCAGGGTAATCACCGGCATCACCGCGTTCACGGCGTTGTCCTCCCGCTCCCGTTCCATGCGGCGAGCGTCATCTCGGCGCTTCTGAATCGATTCAATTGCTTCTGTTAGTTTGCTCATATCGTGTTATCGTGTGTTTAAACGGAGCGTGATTGCTCCCTACTGCCACCGGAGTCCGGTGACAGTGTGGGAACCATAACGGGGGCGCCTCAGTGCATCACAGAGCGGTACAAGGCGCGGTTTTCAGCGTGCAACTGGCGGCACACCTTCGCCACCGTCACCTTCCACCGGAGCGTCTGCGCGGCCCAGAACTCCGGTTTAAACCGGCTCACGACATACTCCAGCACCTCACGGTGAGAGTCTGCCACATGGCACCGCGCCACAATCGAGTATAGCACACTGGCCATCGGATTCATCGGGAGAGAATTTTTCATCACTATTCGGCAAAAATTCCAAAGATTCCTTCAGCGATATCTAAGCGATCCCTGAATGTCATGGCCTCAAACGCCTCCAAGGAGTCCAATCCCAGCGGGTCAACGTATTCGCCCCATAGGGCATAACTGGCACAGATCTGATCAAGTGTAGGTCTTTTACTCATAAGTTTAGCTAGGTTCTGAAACAATAGCGCATCCACACTGTGCGGGGCGCTTCCGTTGTTATCGGGCGCCGCGTGCGTTAGGTAAAGAGTTTTTTTTCAGAAATCTTTTCACGCCTCTGTAAACCGGCGCTCCGGCGCTCCGGAGAAACTCTGCAAACTCTGCATCGACTCTGCATACCCATGCAGACCTCTTCCGCGCCTTAACGCGAGGCACTTACAACGAAACTCTGCAACTCTGCAGAAAATAACAACATATACTTCTATCCCTACCCCTATTCATCTACCCCTACCTATCTCTCTCTCTCTATATATATATATTTATACATATACATATTTATTTATAGAGAGAGGAAACGCAAACTGCTGAACGCCAACGGTTTACGAATTCTGCATCGGACTCTGCAAACGGGTGCAGAACGGGTGCAGAGTTTCGCGAAAAAATGCAGAGTCACAGAGGAGCACCCAGAAAAACGGGAAAAATGAATGCAGAGGGGATGTGGATTTTGGATATGTCGAGTCCGCTTATGGTCGAGTCCGCTTATCGAGTCCCTCTATGGCGAGTCCCCTTATGATTTCAGTGCCAGTTTCGGTTCGGCAAGGTCGCACGGGCGTCCGCTCGTACGCGTACGCGCACCTGTGCGCGCCTGGACGTGTGCGCGCACGCACACACGCGTACACACGCCTGCGTATACACGCGTATGCACGCACACATACGCATGTATACGCACGCACACACGCGTACACACGCCTGCGTACACACGCGTATGCACGCACACACACGCGTATACGCACACGCACGCACGCATAAGCGCCCATGTACGCAAAAGCGTTTTAATTCGCCGCGGGAACCGGCCAACGCCGCGCCCTGAAGGGGTCTTCCGGACGTTTTAAAACGCTGGCAAGGTGGATACAGCGGAAGGGGGGCTAGAGTGGCTTTAAATCGCCTTTAAACGCGTTCTGGGCAAAAGAAAAGGGGCACCCCTGTAAAAGGATGCCCCTGTGGACCGAACCAAACCGGTTTTACTTTTTGCGCTTTGAAACCCAGAACGAACAACCAAAGCGCCCCACCTTCAGGAAGTAGATGCCCCCGATTTTCCGGAAACTTACTTCCCAAAGCCAGAACCGGCGAAGCGAGAATCGGCGCCGGTTTACTGGGCGCCTATGTTCTCGGATAACATCTGGAATGAGAAGCGCCAAAGCGCCAAGAAGAGGCGCCCAGATAAGCGCCTGTGCGAAGGTTGCTGCAGTTAAACCGAGTTGGAATTCTAGAGAATCGATCATAAAATCGTGCAGGTTAACTAGTTAAGGGCGGCGGTTGCTTTTTTGGTTTTGTATCCATGCACGCGTATCCAAATGGAAGGCAATGCCTTGGAACGCTTTGCGCTTCTTTCGGTGCCATCGCACAAACCGCACTCTGTGCAGGTTAAACCGCGGGAATCAGCAAGGCATTCAATCCCAGCGCCTTCCGGTTGCGCGCCTTCCGGAAACACGGTGAAGGTTCGCAACCCCAGAGCTTGTGCTTGTGCTACGTTCCAAGGTTCAGCGGATGCCATAAAAAAGCGCCCGTATGCTTTCGCTTCCGCGGTGCTCATCTCTTTCCAGTTGTGGAAGTATCCGGTGTGCTTAAACGCAAGGGATGCAATGCTTTCCACGATTGCAAGCGGTATCAGAGATGGGTTTCCGTAAGCTCCAAACCGAACGCTTTTACCTTTCCAGAACGCGTTCCATTCCAGAGAGTTAAACGCCAAGGAAGGATATTCGTTCCTTTGGAATTTGTTCCAGATTGCCATTAAAGGCATGGGGGCGACATAACATCCTTTGCCAGAGGCAAATGGGCATCCGGAACACTGAAGAGAAGCGTCTTTTCCGGTTTGAATCGATTCAACCGGATGAAGGTTTCGGTCTAGAATCCAGATTTGGATCATGTTTCCGGTTTTACTGTTAGTGCTTCCGGTTGTGGCGATTGCAACGGTGTTCCAGTCTGACCAAAGGATGAAACCGGACTCGTAGTGGTGTAGGGTAGTAGTTTGCATAAGCGAGCCGATAATACGGAAACCTAACGCAAAGCACAATAGGTTTCCGCAAAAAAGCGGCGGAAACCTAGAAACCGCGGCGGAAACCGTAAACCGAACGGGAAACCGAAACGGAACCACCCTAGAATTGCACAGAAACGGCCCTTCCGCAGCTTCCGGAACGCTGGCAAGGTGGATACAGCAGACACACCACCAGGCGGGCCTTTAAGGGCCGTTTCCGGCGCTCCAATCGCGTACGTCGCCAGGCGCACGCGCACACGGGCGCGCATCACGCCACTGGCACGCACGCACGCACGCACGCACGCACGGGCGCCCGTGTACGCACACGCACACACGCACACGCACACACGCACACGCACACACGCACACACGCACACGCGCACACGCGCACACGCGCACGCGCACCCGCGCACGCGCACACGCGCACGCGCACCCGCACGCCTACCCGCGGGGGCCCGCGCCCCCCTGCGCCCCTGCGCCCGTCCCATAGATATCCCTATGCACCCAACCCCCGCGTTTTGGTCTAAAAATAAAATGCTTGCGTTTACGCCAGTCCCGTTCAGAGTTGGGGTATGGGAAAAACCGGTGGACGCCTGGGCAGTGTAAAGATGGCAATGTCGTTGCGAGACGACATTATGAAGGCTTATGAGGAGGCTGGAGGTGTAGAGTATTTGATTTCGATGGCACATACGGATCCGCGGACGTTTGTTGGGTTGCTGCATAAGGTGTTGCCAACGCAGATAGCGGGGATGAAGGATGAGCCTTTAAAGCTGGAACTTAGTGAGATGAGTGATGATCAGTTATCACTGAAGGTGGCTGAGATCATGGGTGCTTGTAAGAAGCAGGGAATTTTGGGAGACGTAATAACAATTGAAGCTGAAGTAGTTAAATAGCATTTATATAGCGAATAGAAACTGGAATATGGCGAATCTAAACAAGGTGATGTTGATAGGGAATCTGACGCGAGATCCAGAGCTAAAGCATCTGCCGAATGGGAGTGCGATTGCGGAGTATGGGTTGGCGATTAACCGGAATTGGACAGATCCTGCAGGTAACAAGAAGGAGGAGGCTACGTTTGTGGATGTGGTGATGTTTGGGAAGGTGGCTGAGATTGCGGGGAAGTGGTTAAAAAAGGGGAAGCCGGTGTATGTGGAGGGCCGGTTGAAGTTGGAGCAGTGGGAGAAGGACGGGGAGAAGCGCAGTAAACTGCGTGTGATTGGCGAGATGATGCAGATGCTTGGGAGTGCGCCGGAGAAGACCGGTAAGCCCACTCAAGACGAGGACGACTCGGAGAACACACCGTTTTAAATGAGTGAGTCTAAGAAACGGGGGAGACCCAAAAAATCAGCATCGGCGCCGGAACCAGAGGTGATACCGGTACCCGAGGCGCCCCCTGCGCCCCAGGGTGAGGAGTTAAAAAAACTGCTCGCGTTGGCGTTGGAGGAGAAGCTCCGGCGTGCGAAGGAAAGAAAAATCCAGATGTACTATCCGGACGAGGGACCGATCCGGCGTGAGTTGTATCCAAAGCACATTGCATTTTTCAGTGCTGGTTTAAAGTACCGTGAGCGGTTGATGATGGCGGCAAACCGTATTGGGAAGACCGAGGGAATTGGGGGATACGAACTGGCATTGCATTTGACTGGCCGGTATCCAGAGTGGTGGACTGGGCGCCGGTTCAAGAAAGGAATTTCGGCTTGGGCGGCAGGGGATACGGGGAAGACGACCCGCGATATTTTGCAGTTGAAATTGATGGGCGCCCCAGGAAACTACGGGACGGGCCTGTTACCCAAGGAAGATATTTTGCGGACGACCTCAAAGGCGGGGGTGGCAGAGGCGCTGGAAATTGTGGTGGTGCGGCACCAGAGCGGGGATGAAAGCCGGTTGGTATTTAAAAGTTACGACCAGAGGCGTGAAGCGTTTCAAGGAACGGAGCAGGATATCATCTGGTTGGACGAGGAACCTCCGCTTGATGTGTATACGGAGTGCGTTCTGCGAACGATGACCAACGATGGGATGACGATGCTGACGTTCACGCCTCTTATGGGGATGAGTGAGACGGTGATGGCATTCCTGCAGGATGGGGAGGTAGTGGAGCGTGCGGATGGGTCGAAGTTTGTGGGGATGGCGACCTGGGACGATGTGCCGCATCTCAGCGACGAGCAGAAGAAAGAACTCTGGCAGTCAATTCCACCATTCCAGCGGGATGCGCGTTCCAAGGGGGTGCCTCAGTTGGGCGCCGGTGCGATTTATCCGGTGCCTGAGAGTGACATTGTGGTGCCGGATTTTGAGATACCGGATCACTGGCCCAGGGCGTATGGGATGGATGTGGGCTGGAACCGGACTGCCGCGGTGTTTGCTGCGCTGGATCAAGACAGTGGATGCGCGTACCTATACTCGGAGCATTACAGGGGGCAGGCGGAACCAGCGATTCATGCGGAGGCGATTCGGGCGCGAGGAATAGGACTGCCAGGAGTGATTGATCCGGCCAGTCGCGGACGGGCGCAGGGAGACGGGCAGCAGTTGTTTTCGAGGTACAAGGCGCTGGGACTGGATCTGGCAGTGGCGAACAATGCGGTCGAGACGGGCCTGTACGATGTGTGGCAGAGGATGAGCACTGGCAGGTTGAAGGTGTTTAAGAGTCTGAACAACTGGGTATCAGAATTTCGGTTGTACCGGCGTGACACAAATGGGAAGGTAGTGAAGGAACACGACCATTTGATGGATGCCACTCGCTATTTGGTGGTGAGCGGACTGAATCGAGCGGGACAGGCCAAGGCGCGGGCGCGAAATGCTGGCGTTGCGTTGTTGCCTGTAAAGAGTTTTTTTGCTAGGTCACAGTAACGATTATGAGTAAAGAAACGAAGTTAGCTGATATTCATCAGGAAGCGGTGCGCGAATTCGATGTGATTCAAGCGGCACTTCGTAACGAACGGTTGCTCTGTTTGCAGGACCGGCGCTTTACTTCGATAGCTGGAGCGCAGTGGGAAGGGCCGTTGGGGGATCAGTTTGAAAACAAGCCGCGGTTTGAGGTGAATAAAGTACACATGAGTGTATTGCGAGTGTGTAATGAGTACCGAAATAATCGAATCACGGTAGCTTTTGCCTCTAAAGAGGACGGGGAATACGATAAACTGGCTGATACCTGTGCTGGTTTGTATCGAGCGGACGAGCAGTACAGTGGGGCGCAGGAAGCGTATGATAATGCGTTTGAGGAAGCGGTCACCGGCGGGATTGGCGCCTGGAGATTAAGAACTGAGTATGCGTATCCTGAGGACGCGGATGACGAGAGGCAGAGGATTCGGATTGAACCGATTTATGACGCGGACAGTAGCGTTTTTTGGGATCTAAACGGGAAGCGGTATGATAAATCGGACGCTAAACGGTGTTTTGTACTGTATTCGATGACTCCGGCGGCGTATCGGGAGGAGTTTGGCGATGATCCATCATCCTGGCCTAAGACGATCCAGCAGTTGCGCTTCGACTGGTTGACTCCGGACGTTGTATATGTGTGCGAGTACTACCGAATTGAAGAAATGACCGAGACAGTGACGTATGTGAAGAGTCTGATGGGCGAGGAAAAGACGTTGTCTGAGGCTGAGATGGAGAATGACTGGCCTATGCTAAAAAAATTAGGCTGGAAAAAGGTGCGCGAGAAGAAGTTAAAGCAGCAGAAGTGCCATAAGTACATCATGTCCGGCAACAGTGTGTTGGAAGATTGTGGAGTACTGGCCGGAAACAACATTCCGATCGTTCCGGTGTACGGAAAACGGTGGTTTGTGGACAACGTCGAGCGTTGCATGGGGCATATCCGGCTTGCAAAAGACGTTCAGCGTCTGAAGAATATGCAATTGTCCAAACTGGCCGAGATCAGTGCGATTTCGTCAGTTGAAAAACCGATCTTTACACCTGAACAGGTTGCCGGTCACCAGGTGATGTGGTCCGAGGACAACCTCCGGAACTTCCCTTACCTGCTGGTCAATCCATTGACCGATATGAACGGCAATCAGCAGGCCGCGGGGCCGATTGCGTACACCAAATCACCTACTCCGCCCCCTGCGATGGCGGCACTGCTGCAGATCACCGAGATCGATATGCAAGAGGTGCTTGGGAACGGTCAGAACGCTGAGAAGATGCTCTCGCACGTTACTGGCAAGGCAGTGGATATGATTCAGAATGCTCTGAGCAATCAGAGCTTCATCTACATGGACAACATGGGCCGGTCTATCAAGCGGTCTGGCGAGATCTGGCTGTCAATGGCGCGGGATGTGTTCATCGAGAGCGACCGAAAGATGAAGACCATTGCCAGCAACGGGAAGGTGGAACTCATCAAGCTGATGCAACCCACCATGAACCAGAATACGGGCGAGATCGAGATGGAGAACGATATGACCAAGGCCGTGTTTGATGTAATCGTGGAAGTTGGCCCTACCAGTGCCAGCAAGCGCACGTCTACGGTCAAATCGTTGACTGGGATGATGGCAATGACTCAAGACCCAGAGATGCTGAAGGTGCTTTCTTCCATGATTATGATGAACATGGAGGGAGAAGGCATTGGTGATGTGCGAGAATACTTCCGGAAACAGTTGCTTCGTATGGGTGTGGTTAAACCTACTGAACAGGAGAAGCAAGAGATGATGGCAGAGATGCAGAATCAAACGCCTACACCTGAACATACTTACATTATGGCCGCGGCAGACAAAGAAACGGCAGCAGCAGTCAAGGCTAGGGCCGATACCATTTTGATCGCCGCTAAAGCGGACGAGCAACACGCCAAGGCGTTGGAAACACTTTCCAGGGTGGATTTGAACCACCTTGAGATGGTGCAGCGAGCAGTACCTTCCTTTATCCCGCAAGGCGGGGTACAGGGATCTCCTGCTGCTGCTGCGCCAATGCAGCAACCACAACCTCCTGCACCTGTGCAGAGCAACCCGCAACCATGATAGACGAACCTGAAGACAAAAACCTGGAAGTTGAAGTACCAAAAGTTGAAACTCCGAGTGAACCCGTTGAGCTTACAGAACCTGAGTTGGAAACGGACTCGCAAGAGGAACCAACGGAACCTGTTGATGACGTTGTCGTTTCCATCGCCGGTGAAGAACCAGACGACGAAGACAAACAACCTGCACCTCAATGGGTGCGAGACGTTAGAAAGAAAAACCGAGAGCTTCAACGGGAAAATCGAGAGTTACAGGACCGCATTAAAGCAGCAAATCCTGTTGAGCAAGTCGCCCTGGGTACAAAGCCAACTCTGGAAACTTGTGACTTCGACACTAATGTCTACGAATCTCAGTTGGAACAATGGTACAACCGAAAACGTGAGGTTGAAGATCGTGAACGAGTAGTCCGGCAGCAGCAGGAAACTGAACAGCAGGCTTGGCAGCAGAAAGTTAATAATTACGCCACCGGAAAACAATCGTTTGGTGCTACGGATTACGATGAAGCGGAAGCAGTCGTAAACGATACTTTTTCTATTGCTCAACAAGGAATTTTGTTGCAGGGCAGTGAAAATCCCGTACAACTCATTTACGCACTAGGAAAGAATCCTAAGAAAGCAAAAGAACTAGCTGAGTTAAAAGATCCGGTTCAGTTTTCATTTGCTGTAGCAAAGTTAGAAACTCGCATAACTGTGGAAAAGAAAAAATCAACTCCTCCTCCTCCTGAACGGAGAGTTTCTGGGACCGGCGCTATGTCCGGAACGGTTGATTCGTCCTTGGAACGGTTGCGGGCAGAAGCAGCAAAAACGGGCGATTTTACAAAAGTTCTCGCCTACAAAAACCAACTTAAAAACAAACAGTAAAGTCTTATGGCTAATAATTTTAGTAAGGAAGAACGCGTAGCGTTTGAAAACATCCTCGAAGGATTCCAGGACGCTTTGGTCCTGTCTCGTCAAGTGTCTGTGTACAACACGGACTCCACTATGATGGAACGTACTAACAATACGATCTGGCGCCCACAGCCCTACATTGCTCAGTCGTTCTCCGGAACGGATATGACGAGCAACTTCAAGGACTTCACCCAGTTGGCAGTGCCTGCCACCATTGGTTTTAGCAAATCTGTGCCGTGGAGAATGACTGCGCTCGAACTGCGTGATGCTCTTCAGGAAAACCGTCTCGGTAATGCTGCCAAGCAGAAACTGGCTTCCGATATCAACGTAGCGGTGATGAATGTCGCTTCTAATCAGGGAACCCTGGTTGTTTCTCGCGGCAGTGCTGCCACTGGGTTTGATGACGTTGCTCAGATTGAAGCGATTATGAACGAGCAGGGGGTTCAGGATTTCGAGCGTTGCTTGGCCCTGTCCACTCGCGATTACAACGGCATGGCAAGCAACCTTGCTGCCCGTCAGAACCTTGTTGCGAACAAGACGATCACGGCATACGAGAAGTCCCGTATTGGGATGGTGGGATCATTTGATACCTACAAGCTCGATTACGCCAACCGTCTAACTCCGGCGGCAGGGGTAAGCGTGACTATCAATGGTGCAAACCAGTGGTACACACCTCGCGCAACGAGCACCGCGTCTACGGGCGAAGTCAGCAACGTCGATAACCGTTACCAGAATCTTAACATCACTGTTGGGTCTGGCACCGTTAAAGTTGGCGATGCATTCACAATCCTTGGCGTTTATGCCGTGCATCACATCACCAAGGCATCTACCGGCCAGTTGAAGACGTTCCGTGTTACGGGCATCGTCTCCGGTTCCGGTGGAACAGGCACTGTGCAGATCAGCCCTCCTATCATCTCTGGTGGTGGTGGAACTGACGCTGAACTGGAGTACCAGAATGTCACGGCCACACCGGCTTCCGGTGCGGCTATCACGTTCCTGAACACGGTGACGGCAAACATCAACCCATTCTGGCAGAAGGATGCAATCGAATTGCTCCCAGGCCGGTATGTGATTCCTCCTGACGCCGGTGTTGCAGTGATGCGCGCCAGCACAGATCAGGGTATCGAAATCGTGATGCAGAAGTTCTACGATATCAACACAATGGTGACCAAGTATCGTCTGGACTGCTTCTTCGGTGTTGTGAACAAGCAACCCGAAATGACCGGCATCATGCTGTTCAGCCAGACCTAATTCGTTAGTCTAGGGGTATAGGGGAGGGGCAGGAAACTGCCCCTCCTTTCCCATTGATTTTATGCCACTCAAAAAAGGTTTATCCAAAAAGACGATCAGCAAAAACATTGCGACTGAAATGCGTGCGGGAAAACCGCAAAAGCAGGCAGTTGCGATTGCGTATGCAACGGCAGGAAAATCAAAGAAAAAATGAAAGTTCAAGTTCTCGGCAATGAAACAATGCTTTACCGGCATCCTGGGTCGCATCATATTCACGGTGATCTTTTCGATTACACTGTGGTTGACGTTTCACGCGAAGGAGTGCTTGACCTTGCACTCAAAGAAGGATGGTATCTGACTCCGGCAGAGGCAAAGGCCGCGGCAAAGCCTCCAGAAAAGCAATCTGACAAGAAAAAGAACTGATTATGGCCTGGACAAAGCGCCTCTACATTCTCGCGGCGTTTGAAGAAATAGGACTCGCATCCTACATCTATGACCTGACGGCAGATCAGTTAAGTTCAGCGTTGTTGCGGTTGGATTCCATGATGGGATTGTGGAATTTAAAGGGAATCCATGTGGGTTGGCCTATTTCCTCGGCGCCCCAAACGTCATCAATTGACGATGAAACTCCCGCGGTTCCGGACTCATGCAATGAGCCGATCATTTTAAATTTAGCAGTGCGAATTGGGCCTGGGTATGGCAAAGAGGTAGCAATGGAAACCAAGATGGCAGCAAAGCAGGCTTACGATGCAATGCTGATTCAATTTACGGTTCCGGCAGAATTGCAGATGCCTACTACCATGCCATCTGGATCTGGCAACAAGTACTGGAACGACCGCTATTTGATTCAACCCAATTTGGACCCGCTTCGCGTATTGAAAAACGGTCAGTTAAACTTCAACGATTTGTAATATGTCCATTGAGAGACTCGCACTAACAAATTTGGTTCAAGACGGGACAACTTTTGCCGTTAACAACAACGGACAAGATTACAGGGCACTGGGATCTACTGTTTTAGAGTGGGTGCAGGCTGGAATCAGTTCTGTTGATGGAAAGCGCCTTCAGTATGCTGCTCCAAACGCGACCGGATTTACTGTTCTGGTTAACGACTCGAACAAAAGTGCCTGGTTGGTGCTTACGCCGCTTGCGGCATATGTCACTGGTGCGATTACGTTGCCATCGGTGCTTAATTGTGTTGAGTCACAAGAAATTCTTGTGAATTGCACTCAAGCAGTTACTGCATTGACTATAAATGGCAACGGATCTACGGTTGTTGGCGCACCTACATCATTGAGCGCAAATTCCTTTTTTACGTTGCGATTTGAGCCGGTGCTAAAAGTCTGGTACAGAGTAGGATAATTTATGGTCATCATTCCTTTCATTCCAAAGTACGCCGCGGGACAAACTGTTTCGCCTACAACAACGTCTGCCAGCGTTACCCTGGGTGTTGGGTCAAAGTCTTTGTGTCTTACTAACCTTGGAAGCGTGTTGATTTACGTTCGCGCAAGTTCCAATGGATTTGCTGCGACCAACAAAGATTATCCTGTGCCGGTTGGATCGCAGGTGACAATTGGTAAGTTTCAAGATGACAGTACTTTGTCTTACATTTCTGATTCCGGCACTGGTTCGCTTCATATTATTCAAGGCGAAGGTTTCTAATGATCCGTTACCTTACACGCAGGAGATCAAAAAGCCCTTGGGGTGTAGCGTCTGGTGGAACCGGAGGCGGCAACCTTGATGGTGGAACTGCGTTTACGGTAATTTTTGCTCGCACTATAGATAACGGGAGTGCGTCAACATCAAGTTTTGCAACGATTTACAACGGGGGAACCGCTTAATTTATGGCTGATAGAATTCAACTCCGTAGGGATACAGCAGCAAACTGGACCTCTGCAAATCCCGTGTTGTCATTGGGTGAGGTAGGGTTGGAGACTGATACCAAAAAGAGTAAGTTTGGTGATGGCTCGACTGCCTGGAGTGGATTGGCGTACATGGCCGGTTCTGGTGCTGTTGGTGCTACGGGGGCGACTGGAGCAACCGGCGTGACTGGTGCTACAGGCGCCACAGGAATCGGCGCAACGGGTTCAACCGGCGCAACTGGACCCACTGGCATTGGTGCAACTGGACCTAGCGGTTTAACTGGAAGCGTTGGTCCCACCGGTCCCACCGGACAAACTGGAAACAATGGTGCTACAGGAGCAAGTGGCGCTACAGGATTAACTGGAGCAACTGGCCCTACAGGTTTAACTGGAAGTGTTGGACCTACCGGCCCTACAGGACAAACTGGAAATAATGGTGCTACAGGAGCTACTGGACCATCGGGTGTTGCTGGCGCCACTGGCGCTACTGGTGCTACTGGTGCTACAGGATTGGGTGCTACGGGTGCCACCGGCCCAAGTGGATCTGTTGGTGCCACCGGTGCTACAGGTTTAACTGGTGCCACCGGTGCTACGGGAGCTACTGGGATTGGGGCTACTGGTGCCACCGGCCCAACTGGTTTAACGGGGGCTACGGGCGCAGGAACAACGGGAGCTACTGGGCCTACAGGTTTAACTGGTGCCACAGGGGCTACCGGCGCCACTGGACCTGCTGGATCAACCGGAATAGGGGCTACGGGTGCTACGGGAAGTGCTGGCGCGACCGGACCTACTGGCGCGACCGGATTAACAGGTTCTGTTGGACCTACTGGCCCTACAGGATTAACTGGAAATAACGGGGCTACGGGCGCAACTGGTGCAACCGGACCATCCGGCGCAACTGGTGCTGGCGCAACGGGCGCTACTGGACCTTCTGGAGCTACTGGCCCATCTGGACCCACTGGCCCATCTGGTGCTGGCGCAACGGGCGCTACAGGGGCTACTGGCGCCACCGGAGCTACTGGACCTGCTGGGCAGTCTACGTCATTTTTTAATTACCAGATCAATACCTCGACAACCGTTTTACCTCCTACGGGAACGATTGCGAACGGAGATATTATTTATAATAATGTTGTTCAGATATCTGCTACCAATATAGCATTTTCACACATTGATAATTCTGGAAACGATATTGATGTGTTTTTTCCGTTGTACAAAAATGGAGATACTTTTGTAATTCAAGACAGGAATAATTCCGATAACTTCCAAAGCTGGAAAATTAACGGAACTCCTACAATTGGAAACAATTCTTACATTGTAATTCCAGTCACACTTTTGTCGTCTGGTGGGACTGGCACAACTGGATTTGCAAATAACCACCAGGTTCTTTGGGCAGTTGTTACCTCTGGATTACAAGGTGCAACCGGCCCATCTGGAGCAACCGGAGCAACGGGGGCAACTGGTGCTACCGGTTTGACTGGTGCCACTGGAGCGAGTGGGCTTACGGGAATCGGAATAGCCGGTGCTACTGGTGCTACCGGTCCATCTGGTGCTACCGGTGTAACTGGACCAACTGGACCAACTGGGTTAACAGGATCTGTTGGACCTACGGGACCTACGGGGCAAACTGGAACTGTAGGAGCAACCGGCGCTACTGGACTTACGGGAGCAACCGGTGTGGGGGCAACAGGCGCTACTGGTGCAACTGGGGTTACAGGGGAAACAGGGGCAACAGGAGCAACAGGCCTGGGTGCAACTGGTGCTACAGGACCAACTGGAATCGGCGCTACAGGTGCCACTGGACCTACTGGAGTTGGAGCAACTGGTGCTACCGGACCTACTGGATTAACAGGCATTGGATCAACTGGTGCTACCGGACCTTCTGGGGCCACTGGTGTTACTGGAGCAACCGGACCTTCTGGAGCAACCGGCGTAACTGGAGCAACCGGAATTGGAGCAACCGGCGCTACGGGTTTAACCGGTCCTACCGGAGCTACGGGGTTAACTGGATCTGTTGGACCTACAGGGCCTACAGGAACTGCTGGTTCTGTGGGTGCTACTGGCCCTACTGGAGCTACAGGATCTGTTGGTACTACCGGTGCAACCGGCCTTACAGGATCTGTTGGGCCTACTGGGCCTACTGGATTGACAGGATCTGTTGGTGCTACAGGCGTTACTGGACCATCTGGAGCTACAGGGGCCACTGGCATCGGAACTACCGGCGCTACTGGGCCATCTGGGACTGCGGGAACTGTTGGAGCTACAGGCGCTACCGGAGCTACAGGCGCGACTGGACCTGCAATTGCAACGCCTGTTTCGATTGCAAATGGGGGAACAGCAGCAGTTAACGGCGATGATGCGGCAAACAATCTTGGGTTCCCTGCTCAAATTCGGCCAGTGGTATCAGGCGTTAACCTAGGAACTGGCACAACTGCAAGTTACGTCTTCACATCACTCGCGACGACTCCATCATTTGTTTCTCATTCGATTTTAAATGTTGGAGACAATATTCTTTGCAATGGCGCAACTAATGCGATGAATGTTGGGCCGTGGGTTGTTACAACAACTGGATATCAAGCAGTATTTAATGGAACGATTGCAGCAAGCAGCACTGTTTTAACTATTAATTCTGTAACATCTGGAATAGTTGCAGTTGGACAAACTATTGTAATTCCAAATTTTACAAACACAATTACGATTGCATCATTTGGAACATTCACTGTGCTTGCCGGAACTGGAACAGTCAATTTATCTGGATCAATAACAACGGCACAATCCAGTGTAACTATGGCAAGCGGAACTGGTATTGCGCCAGTTTATACGCGCCCAGCTTGGTTCAGAGGCGCGTTGCTTGTATCGGCGTATTATTTTCAAATTATAAAAAGTAGCAGCGTGGCAGGTGGGCAGGGAAACGTATATTCAATTTACCCAAATTCAGCTTCTGAATCTTTGCCATCTGTAACTGCAACAGCTTCTGGAGGCACAACTTGGGCGAATTCCATTGTTTCTCAAAGGGCGGCAAATGCGACAACCAGTGGCAACACATATTCTGGAAAGCAAACTCTTTGGCCAGGTACTGCTGGGGGAAACATTCCGCTCGCTTTTCAGGCAGGCGCAATAGCAACGACTCCAGTGGCTCATGCCGTTGAATGGGATGGAACTACGATGTACTTGACAAACTCATCCGCATTCAGAGACAACGTCCTTACACAAAACTCATTCGGAACCTACTAATTTATGGCCTCATTAATCCCAAAAGTTAACGCAACCGCTGGGTCAGCAACTGCCCCAGGAACAGGTGCCTTGGTAACAGGTGAGCTTGCCGAAAACAAATACACCGGACGCCTTTACGTCAAAACGGAGGCCGGTACGGTGCTTGATCCCGCTCGCGTCACATTGACCGGTGACGTTACCGGATCTACTGCAACAGCTACGACTGAAACCCAAGGAGGAACAATTGCTACAACGCTTGCTACCGTGGGTGCAAGTAAAGGAGGGACCGGCCTTACTAGTACACCGGCAAACGGGCAGGTTCCAATTGGCAATGGCACCGGATATACATTAGCTACACTTACTGCTGGAACAAACGTAACGATTACTAATGGTGCTGGTACAATTACAATTAATTCTGCTTCTACATTGTTAAATGGGGCAAAAGCGTGGATAAATTTTAATGGATCTACATCTACCATTAGGGCTAATTACAACATCTCTAGCATTACAAAAAATGCAACTGGTGATTACACTATAAATTTTACCACAGCAATGACAGACGCAAATTATGCGGTTGCTATTACGGCACAAGGAAGCTCAGCATCCAATTTGTATGCTCCGGTCTTATATGCAGGAACACTTACGGGAGGAGGACAATTGGTTGCTCCAACTACTTCTTCGTTTAGATTTATGGTTACTACTTTAGCTTTTTCAGGTGGAGTTGATTCAGCAATTATAAATTGTCAAGTTTTTGGAAACTAATTTTATTATGTACATTTTATATTCTCAATTTAATGGCAATTTAGCAGTAATTATTCCTTGTGGAAACATCAATGATGCAATCAAAGACGTTCCTAATGAAGCTGAATACAAAATTGTTGAATCTATTGAAATCGACAATGATTTTTTCAATGCATATGAATTTAGCAAAGACATAGGTGCCGTGATCAATATTTCCAAAGCAAAAGAAATTCAGCTCAACAAGTTTCGAGTTGCAAGAACGCCTTTATTGGAAAAACTTGACATAAGCTTTATGCAGGCTGTAGAAGCTGGAAACATAACATTGCAACAAGAAATTTCAGCACAAAAACAGGCGTTGCGAGATATTACAAACATGCAATTGCCAGACACTCTTTCTGAATTAAAAGCAGTTTGGCCTAAAATTTTATTGTAGCGTTTACGCTAGTGGTAGTGTAGATCAAATCGCGCATGATCCAATTACACTGCCTTTCTGTACCTCACACTGCAACCAACGCCGAATACATGGCGTGCGCTTTCACTCAGAAAGTGCGTAAGTTCTTGACGATGTTCAAGGACTCGACCAAGTACCATACCATTCATTACGGGCATCCGGACTCAGATACTGACGCGCATGAACACGTTACGGTCATCACCACAGACGTTCAAGAAGCGGCATATGGCCCTCAGAAGGACAAGCGGAAGTTCTTCAAATACAGCAACGACGATCTCTGCCTTCACACCTACAACGCAAATGCTGGTTTCGAGATCCGAAAGCGCAAACAACGCGGCGACATTGTGCTGGCGTTTTGGGGGACAACACAGGGCGCTTGTGATATTGCTAACCAAGACTCTGATTTAATCATTGTTGAGCCTGGGATCGGGTGTGGATGGGCATTTGCTCCGTTCCGGTGCTATGAAAGCTACGCGTTAAAATCCGCGTTTATGGGGACTGATGGAGTTTGGCAGTGTGATCCAAAATGGTATTGGAGAATTGTCCCAAATTACTTTGACCTGAGAGATTTTGCCTTTGAGGTAACGCGGCAGAACTATGCGGTGTACTTGGGCCGAATTGGTACTAACAAGGGACTGCACATTGCCATCGATGCGTGCGCGAGGATGAGAATTGAACTGGTGATTGCCGGTCAAGGAGGACCGGAAGATGTTGGATTAAATAGTTGGCCAGATCACGTTCGATATATTGGATACGCGGATACAGAACTCCGGCGCCGGTTACTTTCAGAAGCTGCGTTTGGATTCCTAATGTCAACGTACTGGGAACCGTTTGGTGGGACCGCAATTGAGATGATGCTTTCTGGATGCGTTCCGATTACATCAAACGCCGGTGCAATGACCGAGTACATCGTTGATGGGATAAACGGATTTCGGTGCGATACGATGGGAGATGTGCTTCGAGCGATTCGATTAGTGCCAACTATTCGGCGAGACCGAATGGTTGAATACGCCAGGGCAAACTTCTCGCTTGATGCCGTGCGTCCTAAATTTGAACGGGCATTTAGTGATTTCTCGGATACATTTAATGCTGCTGGTTGGTACGAGGATCACAACAGGCCACTGACGGGCGCAGGACTCGATTTTCGGGCACTCTACGCTCCTGCAGTGGTGGAGACTCCAAATGATTTTGAAAAGTCGTTCTGGGGCGATTGCACGAACACGAAGGACGAGGAGGACAAGCAGTTTGTTTATGCCGAGTTGATGGGGCTTCAGCGTGCATGGAACAGTTTTCCACAGTCTGAAAAACGGATTGCTGACATTGGTGGGGGACCAGTATCGATGTTGTTAAAATCAACCGAGGTTGGCGCCGGATCAATAGTCGTTGATCCCTTGGGGTATCCGGACTGGGTACTGTCCCGCTACGCGGCAAAAGGCATTCAGTACGTCCAGATGCGCGGCGAGGACTGGCAGGGAGAAGACTTTGACGAGGTCTGGATATACAACTGCCTGCAACACGTTGATGACCCTGGGCAGATTATTCGGAATGCGCTCAAGGCCGCGCCGGTGCTTCGCATATTTGAGTGGATCAACTTTCCGGCATACGAAGGGCATCCACAGGCGTTGACGCAGGAACTCCTTGAATCATGGATTGGGCAGACCGGCACTGTGGTGCATTTAAACCATTCTGGTTGTCATGGGGATTCGTTTTCAGGCGTGTTCCTAAGAAAAGGTCTTGAGCTTGATGACTTGCCAGATACATACTGACCCATGCCAAAGAAGCCTTCTACATCTTCCAAGGTAAAGCAGAAGCCACAACCTTACCCAAAACGTGCAAGTTCCAATCCTAAACGGGATTTACGCGGACGAGTCGTCCAATTTTAGGACCGGCTATCCGCGGAACATGGTGCCGCTTCCCAAGAAAACCGGCATTTCCGAGGGATACTTTCGCCCTGGGGATGGAATCATTCACATGGTCGATGGACCTGGGATTGATCGGGGCGGCATTAACTGGAATGGCGCGTGTTATCGCGTCATGGGAACCAAGTTTGTACGCGTGAATGCCAACTGGTCAATTGACGTAATTGGTGACGTAGGAGGCACTACAGATGATTGCGTCAGTATGGATTATGGGTTTGATTACCTAGCCATTGCATCTGACAAAAAGCTATGGCTTTTCAACGGAACTGCATTAACGCAGGTAACGGATACAGACCTTGGCACAGTGCTGGATGTGCAGTGGGTAGATGGGTACTTTATGACAACAGATGGGACGTATCTTGTTGTCACTGAATTAAATGATCCATTTTCAGTTAATCCGTTGAAGTATGGATCTGCTGAAACTGACCCAGATCCAATTGTGGGTATTCTCAAGGTGCGTAACGAAATTTACGCGATGGGCCGATACAGTATTGAAGTGTTCAGCAACATCGGGGGATCATTGTTTCCATTTGCGCGTATTCCAGGCGCACAGGTGCAACGCGGGGCGATTGGAACCCATGCGTGCGTGTACTGGAACGAAACCATTGCGTTCCTTGGAAGCGGTAGAAATGAAGCTCCAGGCGTGTATGCAGTCACCTCTGGAGTTGCAACAAAACTGAGCACCAGAGAGATCGATCAAATTCTTTTGACGTATACTGAAGAAGAACTTGCGACTGCAATTCTTGAGTCTCGAATTACTTCTGGGTTGAAACAGTTGTATGTTCACCTGCCAGATCGGACTTTGATTTTTGATGGAGGAGCATCTTCAGTCACTGAAAGCCCATGCTGGTACTACGCATCAACGTCACTGGTTGGGTATTCTCAATATCGTGCAAGGAACATGGTGTGGTGCTACAATCAATGGATTGTCTCGGACCCGCAATCATCTGCGCTGGGAATACTCACTGATACCTTATCCAGTCACTGGGGAGAAAAGGTGGGTTGGGAATTTAATACGCAGATTATTTTCAATGACTCCAAAGGTGTGTTATTCCATGAGCTGGAATTAGTTGCGTTAAATGGACGATCTGAACTTGGTGTAGACTCGACCATTTGGACAAGCTACTCGGTAGATGGAGAATCGTGGAGTGTTGAAAAAGGCGCAAAAGTGGGGAGACAGGGCGACCGGCGCAAAAACATCACTTGGCTACGCAACGGGTATGCTCGCGACTGGCGAATTCAAAAGTTTCGCGGCACCAGTGATGCATTCCTGTCAGTAGCTAGGCTAGATATGCGAATTGAACCACTGAAGGGATAGTATGGCGTTTGACGTAAAGCAATTAACTCGAAATGAATTGGCTCAGTTCTTGCCAAATCAACGGGCTATTTCTGCTTTTGAAAACCTGTTTAATGTACCGGCATCCGTAAACGCCAACGCTCAAGACATTGAAGATGCCAACCTTAACTCCGCTTCAGCGGAGGCTAAGGCGCAAGTTGCATTGGATGAGGTTGGAGCGGCAAAAACTACAGCAGACAATGCTCAAAATACAGCAAACCAAGCACTGGCAGAAGTTCGTTTACTTTCTCTGGCACCACCACTTGTAATGTAATATGGCAGTCACGATTCTTAACATCATTCCTCGAAAACAAGCCGAGGCAACTCAAACGGGACAGTACACATCGAGTGGCGTAAAAACCATCATCGACAAGTTTACCGTGACCAACACATCCGGATCTGCCGCGACTTTTAGCGTAAACCTTGTGGCAAGTGGAGGAAGTGCCGGTTGGTCAAACTTAGTGCTCAATGCTCAAAGCGTTGCTGCCGGTGCGTGTTACCTGTGTCCCGAACTGGTGGGGCAGACGCTTGAGGCCGGTGGGTTTATTTCAACTCTTGCTGGGACTGCCAGTGCATTAACCATCTCTGCCTCTGGAAGGCAAATTTCCTAATGCTATCAATTCCTGACGTTTCTGAAAAGTTGGAGATGGCAATGGTCCAGATGCCACAAGCCGAGTGTCCAGTAGTGCATCACTTTGGACCTGGCGTGTACATTCGCGAGGTGACACTGCCTGCTGGCGCTTTGGTGCTGGGGCATAAGCACCGGTTCGCGCATACAAATATTTTGGTCAAGGGGCGCCTCAAATTGTTGTGTGAAGACGGTGAGGTGCGGGAGTTTGCTGCGCCTATGGTAATGACAGGGAACCCAGGCAGGAAACTGGCATTTGTCATGGAAGAAACCGTGTGGCAGAACGTGTACGCGACCGAGGTAACAAACCCAGTGGCGCTGGAAGAAATTCTGCTGGATAAGTCACCGGCATGGCATGAATATTCCGAACAGGTGCGTTTGCTTGAATACGAGGCAAGGGGTGCTGATCGAGAAGATTTTCTAAAGGTAATTGGAGAGTTTGGGTTGGATGAGCCAACTGTAGAACTGATCTCTCAAATGGAAACCGATCAGATTGAGTTTCCGCCAGGGTGTGGCACTACGCTTGTGATCCGAGATTCGGTAATTCACGGGAAGGGGATGTTTACTAGCATTTCGGCGAAAGCGTTTGACGTTTTGGCACCTGCAAGGCTAAATGGAAAACGAACTCCCGCGGGACGCTGGATAAACCACTCTAAAGATCCGAACTGTTTTTTTGTAAAAAACGATGTAGGGGATATTTGGCTTTTGGCAATGCGAGACATTGCTGGATGCCGTGGAGGCGACTCAGGAGAAGAACTGACGGTTGACTACAAACAGGCGCTCTTGTGCGCTGAAACTTTCAAACTCAAATAATTATGGGTGCCGTTATTGCTGCCGTTGTTGTTGGTACTGCTGCCGTTGCCGGTGGCGTAATGGCTTATACTGGGGCGCAGAAACAAGCCTCGGCAGCAAAGGCCGCGGCAGATGCCCAGACTCAATCAGGGCGCGAGGCAATTGCCGCAAATAATGACCAGTTTCAGCAGATGAAAGCTATGGTTCAACCATATGCTAACGCTGGATATGATAGCTTGACGGCACAGTTGGATTTGATTGGGCAAAACGGGCCAGAAAAACAACAAGCAGCAATTGCAGCAATACAAAATGACCCAAATGCTCAGGCGTTGGCAGTTCAAGGAGAACAGGGCATTTTGGCAAATGCATCTGCTACTGGAGGGCTTCGAGGGGGAAACATTCAAGCCGCATTAGCTCAGTTTCGGCCTCAGTTGCTGCAGTCGATGATCAATGACCGGTACTCAAAACTTCAAGGCATCACTCAGCTTGGACAGGCAGCAGCATCGCAGCAAGCCTCGGCATCGCTTGCAAATGGGCAGCAGACTGCCAACCTATTGACCGGTATTGGCAACGCCCAGGCGCAGGGGCTTATTGGTGCCGGTGCAGCA